ACCTTGAGGATCGGCTCAATGCGTCGGCTTGGGCGGCAGCGGATCCTGATGACAGGAGTCGAGCCCTCATGGAGGCCACCCGTGAGTTGACTCGACTCGCGTGGATCGGCCAAAGGACTGATGAGGTCCAGGCGCTCTCATGGCCGAGGTTTGAAGCCATAGATCCGGACACGCCACTCTCGGACGATGGCTTTGGAAGCATCTCATTCTATCCTGATGACGAGATCCCTGACCGGATCCAGAACGCCACTGCGGAATATGCTTTGGAGTTCATCAAGTCCGGATCTGTGGACGTGGCAGCTATTGACCCCAGCGCCGGTATCAAGAGGACCAAGGTGGACGTTTTGGAGACTGAGTATTTTTCTCCGGGAGGAACCACCGGTGGCGCTGAGGGGCTTGATCGCTATCCAACGGTCATCCGAGAGATCACCCCTCTGTTGGACGACTCAGCGAGTGGTGCTGGATCTCTTGAGATTCTGAGGGCTTGATGATGGAAATTCGGATCGTGTACACCGATGAGTCAATCGTGACTCGACCTGTTGGCGAGGTCAACCAGTTCGTACAGACTGGGGTCCTTTGGATCGGCCTGTTTGCTCCCTCTACCCAAGAGCCCTCCGGGAGACTGCTTCTCCAAGAGAAGTCTGGGTTTGACTTCTATGCCGTGTTGCTCGATAATCGGCCTGGGCCTCACTGGGGTTTGATGGGCTGGGACGTTGATGATGTCGTGATGAATCGAGAGGTGTCTCCATTAGCCACTACAGCGCGCCAGCCAGAGACTCCTCCCATCCAATACATCCATCGAGTCTTCACCGGTGAGTTTGATGCTGACTTCGCTGGGATCATGAGTCGCACTCGGAGCCGGAACCGATAGATGGCGTTTGTCGATATTGATGCGGGCGAGCAAGTTGCCCTTGCGACAGAGACTGGCGATGATGGAGCGCTGGTTGATATCACGGCATGTCTGACCGATGACACCTCGGCAACCTCGTGTGTTGAGGTCAAGGCTGGCCAGGGGCTCCGGGTTGAAGTGTTCCTCGATCCCGCAACGCTCGATCCTGCTGGGACCCATACTCTCCGGCTCGGCATCAACCAGGCCATGACCACGGGCACTCTCCGGCTCGCGCCATACTCCGACATTGACACGATTGATGATACAAACGGGATCACGACGGCAGTGATCCTTGGGGCCGGAGATGAGGACACGGTCCTTGATGCAGCCTTCATCGCAGACCTCGCTGATCTTGGCGGTGGCCGGTTCGCCATCAGGGTCTTTGAGAATGGGTCTGGCTCCAAGATCAAGGTTGGCGAGGCCGATGTTGAATTTGTCCAGATTCTGTACACCGTCGCAGGGGTCACTCGGGACCGCAAGAAGAATCCATTGGGCAGCGTTGAGTATCAAATCTACCGGCGCATGAGTGAAGCTCCGGAGGTTCTGACGCTGGTCGCTTTTGGAACGTCCAACGTCTCAACGGGAGCTTACACGGAGGACATCCCAAGGGCCACGTATCGCATCGCGACCATCAAGGATGTTGAGCCTCAGGTTATGGACATTGGCCCGCCACTGATCGTCTTCAATGGAGAGACGGACGATGTGTTGACTCTGGGGATGGGCCATGGTCTCGCAAACGATGATGAGGTCCAAGTTTACCAGGCCGGAGCCCCTGCGCTTCCAACGGGCCTTGTAGTGGACCAAATCTACTTTGTGATAAGCCAGAGCGGCAACGCTCTGTCGCTCTCCCTGACCCAAGGTGGAGGTGCCGTCGATCTCACCGTGGCTGGAGAAGGGATCCTGGCGGGCAAACCGTTGAGGAGTGCCGCATGACTATAGATCCGCGTGATGCGCTTCTCCGGACCCAACTGGACAAGGTCCAGGCCAATTCGGGTCCTGCGGATCCGCGTGACGCTTTCCTCCGGACCCAAGAGGACAAAGAACTCAAAAGCTCAGTCCCAAGGATGCCGCTGATGCTTCGACCATTTCCCCACATAAGGATGTGAAGTCATGAGCCTATCCAGAGGTCTTTTTGCAGTTCCATTCACGGGCTATACCATCGCCAATGCGGATGGCATTCAAGATCTGTTTCAATTCCAGGCTCCTTCCAGCGATGCTTTCGAGTTGGTTGGATTCAAGCTCTCTCAGAGATCTGATTTTGGAGATGCTGAAGAGGAAGGTCTGCCGATCAATATCATCCGTGGGCATCTGGTCACTGGATCTGGAGGGACTGTAATCATTCCCACTAAACTCGATCCCAGGGATGCCCTCTCTCGGGTCGATTGCGAGTTTGGAAATACGACTCCAGCGTCAACAGGGGTGGAGAGAATTATTGACGCGGAGGTTTGGAACATCCGCCAGACGATGTTGTATCTGCCGATTCCAGAGTTGCGAGCGAAAGGAGATTCATCGGCCATCAATGAGTTCATAGTGGTCAGGCTTTTGGTTCCACCTACCACCGATATTGTCGCAGAAGGGACAGCTTGGATCAGGGAGCTTTAACCATCACCACCAAGGGGAGGACCGCATCATGAGGACAGTGGAGATTCAGCGCCGATTCGATATGACGGCGCAAGAGGTCGAGGCAGCGCGTCAGCGCTTCTCCGGCAAGTTTGGCGCGCAGCCAGGACGTTGGCACAAGCGCAACGGAGTCATGGTTCACGAGTATACCGGTGAGATGATCCATACTCCCAACCTGGTCGTCAACGAGGGCCTGAACCACGCTCTCGAAACGGTGATCAATGCGGGGACTCCGATCACCGTTTGGTTCCATACTGGCTACGTGGACAACATCACTCCGCTGGCCACTCACACGGCTGCGGTTCCGGGTGTGACCGAGATCGACACGGCAGACGTTGCCGAGGCCGTGCGGGAGACGTTCAACGCCAACGCTGCCTCGGGACAGTCCATCGACAACGTTGCTGGGCCGGTCTCACAGTACACGGCAGATCAGACGTTCACGATGTTTGGGATGATGTTGATCGGTGGAGGGACTTCGGCATTCGGTAACTTGGCCGGAACCCTGTGGGCCTCCAATCTTCTCGCCCCGTCCAGACCAATGGTAGCGTTGGATACGCTCGACATGGTCTACACGTTCCCCGCAACGGCCACCTGATCGGGGACAGCCAACAAGGAGGGCAAAAATCATGGCAGAGAATACACAAACGAAACTCACCAAGAGGGCATACGCAACTCAGGAAGATGCCAAGCGTGGAGCCCTTACCAAGACCGTCCGCAATTTCAAGCTCTCCGTCAAGACTTGCGAGGATGCTCTCGCACAGCGCATCAAGGATGGAGAAAAGGAGATCGCATTCTTCAAAGCTGAGCAAGCAGCGGCTGAGAAGATGCTGGTTGATTTTGAGGCGGCAGTAACAGCAGAGGCTGAGAAGGAATAGCCCTGATGTCTGGAGTTTTCCGCAAGGCGCCATTTTGGCCGCAATTTACACGGAGAGCTATGCTCTTCACTGCGGCTGCCGGAGGTGCTGCGTTCAATGCATCCGAGACGGCTGGACTTGCCTTCGGATCCACTCCAGACACTGCTGGAATCTTCATTGCTGCGGAGTCGGCTGGCATAGGGTTTGGAAGCACTCCCCTTACTGTTGGCTCCTTTGATGCCTCTGAATCAGCTGGCATAGCTTTTGGCTCTGTAGCAGTAGCAAAGTTGTTCCTTGAAGCATTCGAGTCAGCCGGAATTGAATTTGGCTCGACACCAGATACTATCGCAGCTTTCCGGGCCTCTGAGTCTGATGGGCTGTCCTTTGGATCGGTCGAGTCTACCACCTTGGCCGCCACCGCCTCAGCGGTTGCCGGAATTGGGCTTGGTTCCACGCCGGCAACCGCTGAAGGCGACTTCTTCAACTCCAACATCGCCGGGATTGCTTTTGGTTCCGTTGCGACTGCGGTTGCTTCTCTTGAAGCCTCAGAATCGAGCGGCATTGGATTCGGCTCAGTCGAGACCCATGTACTCAATCGCTTGGCCTCAGAATCGGCTGGGATCGGGATTGGATCTCTTGAGTCTACAGTCTTGGCCGCCATCGCCTCAGAGACGGCTGGGATCGCATTTGGTAGCACCGCTATTTCTGAGGGTGACTTCCTGGCCTCGGAATCGACTGGGATTGCTTTCGGATCTGTAGCCCTGGCGACACCGATGGTCCTGGCCTCAGAGACGGCTGGGATTGCTTTTGGATCTGTCGAGTCTCATGTCCTTACTAGGCTGGCCTCAGAATCGGCTGGCCTCGGGATTGGCTCAGTCGAGTCCACAACGTTGGATGCCCTGGCCTCTGAGACGGCTGGGATCGAGTTTGGTAGCACGGCTCTCGTTGAAGGTGACTTCCTGGTCTCTGAGACGGCTGGGATTGCCTTCGGATCTACACCAGCATCATCCCTCGATGCTCTGGCCTCTGAATCCTCCGGGATAGCTTTTGGCTCTGTTGAGTCTCATGTCCTCAACCGCTTGGCCTCAGAGACGGCTGGGATAGCGTTTGGATCTCTTGAGTCTGCGATCTTGGCAGCCATCGCTTCTGAGTCATCAGGGATCGAGTTTGGGTCCACCGCTGCCACTGAAGCAGACTTCCAATCCTCTGAGACTGCCGGGATAGCGTTTGGATCGGTAGCATTAGCGACACCAGTGATCGGTGCTTCGGAAATTGCTGGGATTGGGTTTGGGTCGGAGGAGACTGCGGTTGCTTCCTTCCAAGCCTCAGAGTCCTCTGGGATAGCGTTTGGATCGGTGGCACTAGCGACACCAACTGTCGGTGCCTCAGAAGTTGCTGGGATCGGGTTTGGATCTGTAGAGGATACCACAGCCCAACTCCTTGCCTCGGAGACCGCTGGGATAGCATTTGGATCGGTGGCCGCAGTTGAGGGAGACTTCCTTGCCTCGGAGACCGCTGGGATAGCATTTGGATCGGTCGAGTCTACCAACATTGCCGCTGAAGCCGCTGAGTCCTCCGGCATCGCATTCGGATCCTCCCCAGCCACCGCCCAGGTCTCTCAATCATCGGAGACGGCTGGGGTTGAATTTGGGTCTGAAGAATCTGCCATTCTGGCCGCCATCGCCTCAGAGGTTGCCGGGATAGGATTTGGGTCTGAAGAAGCTACAGCGCTTGGCCTAGCATCAGAGGAAGCAGGGATTGGGTTTGGGTCTGTCGCCCAAGCAACCCTCGATGCTCTTGCCTCAGAGACGGCTGGGATCGAGTTTGGTTCCAACCCAGTAACTGAGGGAGCGTTTGAGTCCTCAGAGTCGAGTGGGATAGCGTTTGGGTCAGTAGCTCTCGCCACCCAGGCGTTTGCCGCATCTGAGACGGCTGGGATCGGGTTTGGATCAACCGAGGATGCTACACTCCAGGCTGTGGCCTCGGAGTCGAGTGGGATCGCATTCGGCTCGACTCCCTTCACTGCCCTGACAGGGACAGCCTCAGAGTCCTCTGGGATAGCTCTTGGGTCCGATGCCCAAGCGACCCTCGGTGCTCTTGCCTCGGAGACCGCTGGGATCGCATTCGGGTCCACGGCAGACGTCAGCGCCATCGTGGCCTCGGAGTCGGCAGGGATCGGATTTGGCAGCGTTGCAGGATCTGTTCTAACGGCTGTGGCCTCTGAAAGCGCAGGGATAGCCTTTGGCAGCGCTGAAGCGACGGAGGGAGCGTTTGGCACCGCTGCATCGGCTGGCATCGCATTCGGCTCTATAGCTCTGAGCGTGTTCACCCCTGACATCCTGCCTTTGGTGGGCAAGTATGAGGCCGATCATGCGAGGGCCTTTGCGGATCTGACCAAGAATGGAACGTCTGTTCTGTTCACGAATCAGAATCCAACCTACTCACTCAACCCAGGGGTCTCGGGACTCAGCGCCACGACTGTAGACGGCAAGGCCATCGAGACCTCCGGGAGGCCCTTCAGATATGAGGGTGAGACTCTCGTCATCACCGAGGACCCAACGCTGCTGTTTGCGCCGACTGAGTATGGAAGTTTCCCTGACATAGGGGACTACCTGATTTGGCGAGGACTGAACCACGTTGTCGCTGACATCGAGCTACTTGCGCCCGATGCGGTCACCATAATCGCCTTCATCAGGATCACCCTCCAAGACGCTGGCGTCCAAGTCCTGACTGGCGACACGTTCCTTGACGATCATGCGCAAGCGCTCTCAGAACTCACCAAGGCCGGGAGGCCCGTGACGTTCACGGACGACAAACGCGTGTACACGTTTGAGACTGGGCTGAGCACAATCTCTCAGGTCTCCGTCTCCGGTCAGGCCATAAGGACTCGCGGCAACAAGAAGATGTACGAGCAATTGCGACTCGTGGAACGTGACACGGTGTCACTCCTCTTTGCCGGGAATACGTTTGGTGAATTCCCAAGCGTGGATATGAAGGTCGATTGGGGTAACATCATCTACACCACTCGATGGATTCGCAGGATAGCTCCGGATGGTGGAACGATCATCAGCAAAGTTGTGGTGTCGCTATGACCTTCCAAGGAGACATTGCGAGGTTCGTGGCCAAGACGGTCATCAAACAGAAATTCATATTCCTCCATGTGGCCAATGGGATGCATACCAGCATCAAAGAAGGGAGCAAAGTCACAGGGAGTCCTGGCCAGCCGGTCGCCACGGTTGGCGGAGGCCAATTGAAGAATTCATGGCAGCTTTCATTCCTCGATCTGTTCTTGGCCTCGACCACAACCCCAATCATCTATGCGAGAGGTATCGAGGAGCAAGTGGACCTGAGGACCGGGAATCAATTGACTTTGAGATCTGAAGTGGGAGGATTCCATAGCGTGAAGTTGACTCGTGCTGGATACCAAAAGTTGGTCAGGGCTGCTGCTCGTGAAGTGAGGGCTCTCTGATGCCCGTAAATCAATTTGAAACTCTACAGGCCCTCAGAGACCGATTGGTGACTCTCGATCTGAGTGGGACGCCAGCAACTTCTCTCTCAGTGGTCGCTGGGACTCCCTTTGGAAAGATTGTCCGCACCTCGGGATCCTTCATCGATGATTTGTATGCTGCGGGGATGGAAGTCCTCCCAGCAGGATTCTCAGATGGAGCCAATAACGCTCTGGCGGTGGTCAAGGTGGTCGATGCTCTTGAGCTGACCCTCGATAGGCCGATGGAGACGGAGGCTGCTGCGGGTGGTAAGTCAATCACCGTGGGCCTCCCCTCCCGGATTGCGCCTGAGAATATCGAGTTCACTCCAGACCAAGATAAGCCATACGTGGAAGAGCACTTTCTGCCGGCCAATACTGAACAGATTACCATAGGCCCAGGAGGGGACATCCAATGGGATCCCCTGTACCTTGTGAGGTTCTATCTGCCAGCCGATACTGGACCGGAAGCAGCGAACCTATATGGAGATGCCCTGATGAGCCTTTTTGCTCCCAGGACTGCTATGACCCTAACCAATGGAGACATCGTCAGAGTCCGTACCAATCCCGGTCCTTTCAGGGGCCAAATTCTTCAACTGAAACCAGGGTGGGCCACCGTGCCGGTGACGATCCCGCTCAGGATCCGAACCATCAACCCGTAACAACGGAGGACAGAGCAAATGCCGGAACAGACTGGACAAAACGTCCTGGTGGCTTACAAGGAGGAGTCTCTCTTCAATGAGCCCCCAGCACCTGTCACGGGAGGGAGACGGCTGAGGTTGAATCCAACGCCTGGGCTTCAACTCGCGGCACCAACGATCTTGCCTGGTGAGCTGCGGTCAGATCTGCTTACGCCAATTGCTCGGCTTGGGAGCCGGTCGGTGGGCGGAAACTATCTGTGCGATATGTCGGTCAATAGCTTCGATGACATTTTCGAGGCCGTGCTGAGAAGCACGTTTGTGCCAGAGGTATTGATCACCGAAGCAGCCATGACCTCGATCACCACTACCACGAGTACCATCATCGCGGCTGGGGGATCTTGGATCACCGAGGGAGTGAAGGTTGGGGATGCCGTCAGGCTCACTGGCCACTCGACTCCTGCTAACAACGACATCAATCTCCTGGTGTTGGATGTGACGGCCTCGACCCTCACCCTGGTGGGAGATCCGTTGGTTGTCGATGCGGCTCCGGATGCCACCTTCACCCTCACCATCCTCAAGAAGATCACCAATGCGGCGACTCCAACGCGCCGGAGCTTCACGCTTGAGGAATACTTCGCTGACATCGACCAGTCGCTGCTCTTTGGCGGTTGCCGTTGGGATGGTATGACCATCACGGGAAGCCCGGATGGAATGGCCACGATTGACCTGCCGGTTGTCGGGGCCTCCCAGACTCCTTTGCTCTCTGGCGCCTCTCCTTTCTATGACACCCCATCTCTGGACACCTCGATTGGGTTGGTGTTCGTGGATGCCCAGATCTCCTTGGGCGGTGCGTTCCTGGTCACAGGGACTGCCTTCAACCTGGAGCTTGGCCTCGGGATGGCTGGACTTCCGGTGATCGGTTCCACGGTCACTCCGGATGTGTTTGACGGAAGGTCCGTGATCAGCGGCTCCATCTCCATCGTGAGATCGGATCTGTCGCGGGTCACTGCCTTCGATGCGGAGACTGAGTTTGAACTTCAGGTTCTGTTGGAGGAGCCTCTTGGGTCTCCCAAGGGCGCATTGAGCATCTTCATTCCCAAGCTCAAGTTCACCGCTGCTGACGCTCCTCTCGGAGCCGATGGGGCAATGATCGAAACCATCCCGTTCCAGGTTGGGGTGGAGCCGGGAACACCCGTCAAGGATGCCACGATGATCACGATCTGCACGGAGACTTGATGATGGATCGCTCTGGGGAGCTAGCACGCGGATCCTTGAGCGAGTTGGACCGAAGGCAAGACTACAATTTTGGTCTTGGGCCTGTGCGGTGCCGGAAGCTGAGGGATTTGTTGCCTGACTCGGTGGATGGGCGTGTCACGTAAGTCGCAGGTTCAAGGCCATACTTTGAAAGGAGCAGGACGATGACGGAAGGCAAATCACTGGGAGGTTTCGACCTCTCGACTGCGCCCCCAGTTTCCGAATTGGAGGAGACGGGGCAGTGGATCGAGATCATTGGAACTGAGGGAGAAGTCCTGAAGTGGGACAACGATACCAAGCCTGTCAGGATCCAGGTCATTGGGTCCTACAGCAAGACCTATCGTCAACTCATGCACGCCCAGACGACCAAGGCGGTGAAGCGCAAGACTGTCCAGATCACCGGAGAGCTACTGGCGCGTCAGCGGCTGGAAGTGGTCGCTGGATCCGTCCAGGCGTGGGAGGGCTTCTACAACGCCGGCAAGGAGTTGGATTGTTCGAGGGAGAATGTCAAGATCGTTTTGGATGGCTTCCCGTATATCATGGAGCAGGTTGAGGCAGCCTTGGAAGACCACGAGGCTTTTTCACCGGCCAACTCCTCCAACTGATCGACCATGTCCGCCATCAATCGCGTTTGGACAGGGCTGAAGGAACTGATGGGATGTCAGTCCGGACGCATCTTCAGAAGGCGGCAGATCGGGGGCACCTCTGGTCCATTGCTCAACTGGATGGCCCAGAGGTGCCAGAGGTCCTGTATTACCTCTTGGAATACTTTGAGGAGTTGGCCTTGGTCCGAGGTATGGGCATGAGTGGCTGGAATCCGATTGGCTACACCGAGATCATGTCTTGGTGCCAGTTGACCGGGAGGGCTCTTGACCCTCACGAGGTGAGCGGATTGGTTGCGATGGACGCAGCCTCCCGGTTCCCTGGTGAGGTTGATACGGAGGATGTGGTGGTTGAAGAAAGACAATCTGATTGGCCAGCCTCCAAGGGGAGATAAATGGGCGTAGATATTGCAACCCTGGGACTGATTCTTGACGGTCGCCAAATGCGGGCTGAGTCGGCTCGCGTCACCACGTCCCTGGCCACCGTTGGCAAGACTGGCGCAAGCGTCACCAAGACGATGCTCCGGCTTGGGCTCTCCATTGGTGCGCTCGTGGCCTTCCGGACAGCCACGAAGTTGGCCGGAGACTTCACGACCGCCATGACTCGATCCCTCGCCATCATGGGAGATGTTGACGATGTAATGCGCAACCGGCTGGCTCAGTCGGCTCGCCAGGTTGGGATTGAAATGAACCTTGGAGCTACCCAAGCTGCTGAGGCGTTTTTCTTCCTGGCCAGTGCCGGACTCGATGCCGAGCAATCGCTGGCTGCTCTGGTTCCGGTCGCTACATTCGCCAAGGCTGGTATGTTCGATATGGCTTTGGCTACTGACCTTGCGACGGATGCCCAAAGCGCTCTTGGTCTCCGGACCAACAACACGGCCCAGGACATCGAGAACCTAGTCAGGGTGACGGACGTATTGGTGAAGGCTAACACCATCGCCAACGCAACGGTGGAACAGTTCGCAACGTCCATTACGACAGAGGCCGGAGCCGCCCTGAAAATCTTCAACAAGGACATCGAGGAAGGTGCTGCGGTACTGGCCGTGTTCGCTGACCAGGGAGTCAAGGGTCAGGTGGCCGGTTCTGCTCTGTCTCGGATCCTCCGAATCATGACAGCCGCTGCCGTCAATAATGAGGATGCCTATAAGAAAATGAACATCGAAGTCTTCAATGCTGAAGGAGCCGTCAGAAACTTTGCCGACATCGTTGAAGACTTGGAAGGTGCGCTTGGGGATTTGAGCGATGAGCAGCGCGTGGCTGCCCTCCAGACTCTTGGCTTCATGGCTCGAATCCAAGGCGTGATCAATCCGCTGATTGGAGCGAGTGATGCACTCCGGACTTATGAGGCTGATCTGCGTAATGCCGGAGGGATCACTCAGGAGGTAGCAGAGAAGCAACTCCAAGCTCCGATGGAACGGGCTGGGGCGGCAATGAAGGTGTTCGCTGACGTAGGGATCAGCGCTGGTATGAGTATCCTCCGGGTCATGGTGCCGGCCCTGGAAGCTCTCGCAGCGAATGCGGGCCTTGTAGTCGATGTCCTGCTGACGCTGGCGATAGCTCTCGTGGCCCTCAAGATCGGAGCCCTGGTGCCGGGGATGATTGCTGCTAGCGTTGCTGCGTTCGCATTCGCTTCCAATCTCATATTTGTAGCGACTACTGCGGCCACTGCCTCAGCCGCACTCCTCAACGTTGCCATCCTTCTTGGCCCTGCCGCCCTGCTGGTTGCGGGAGTCGCTGCCGTCGCTGCTGGCTTCTTCCTCTGGAGGAGAAGCATCCGAGCAGCCAGGGAGGAGTTGGAAGCACAAGAGGCTATCATTCAGAAGGACACGGATCGCATCAAGGTCTTGACGGATGCCAACCTGGAGCTAGCCCAGGCCCAAGCCATCCGGCTCCTCACTGAGGCTCAGTTGGCTCGATCTGCTGGGACGATCACTGAGGAGGAGGAGATCAGGGCCACTCGATTCCTCAACATCCTGCGGCAGACCACCAGGGAGATCCAGAGCCGTGCCGCTGCCGAGGCTGAGGCTGATGCCAGGCGAGCCGCTGTTGAGGCTGCTTCCGGAGTTGAAGGTGCTCTTGAATTTGTCGGCTCTGCTGAGGAAGCAGCCCAAAGAGAGCTAGAAAGGATCACAGCCCTCAACAATGCCTTTGGTGAGTCGGCATTCGTTCTCGATAGGATCAACCTGGAGTTTGATCGCCAGGAGACCTTGCTGGATATCGCCACCAACGCAGAGCTTGAGAATTTGGCTGCGCTGACCCTCGTGACCCAGGCCATATTTGATCAGAAGCTCAGACAGATTGAACTCAACGAGGCCAGGGAACAAGGGCAACTGGAGTCCGGTCGAGAAAGGGAACTGGCCTCCATCCGCGCAAGGAATGCTGCCATTGGCGAAAGCACGATTGCGCAAGCAAGGCTCAACGTGGAGCTTGCGAGGACCGCAGCACTGGCGTCTGATGAGGAAGCGTTCACCGGCCAAGCGCTCGCTGCTGCCCAAGCCCATACCAACGCTCTGTTCGATGAGCGCCAGAGGACAATCGAGCTAACCCAAGCGGAGGCTGAGCGCACGTTGGTCGCTGATGCTAGTAACCAAGTGGAGCGTCAGCGGCTGATCAATGAGGCCACCGAGGCCGGAGGAGACGCCCTGGCCAAGCTCAACGTGGAGCTTGCCCGCAACGCAGCACTTCTACAAAACTCCAAGCGTGCCTCGGGAGACCAACTGGTTGCCTTGAACGCTGCGACCAATGAGATGTTTGATCTCCGGGCAGCGTTGGTCGGAGCCAATCGAGAATTTGAAAAGGGCCGGAGGCTCCCAGAACTATATGCCGAGGCTCTGCGTCAGATCCAGGGTGCCTTCGCAAGTGGCTTCGATAGCATCATTGAAAATGGCCTCTCTGGATTTGAGGATATGGCCTCTGAGATCCTCGGCATCTTCTCCAGTCTGGCGACGGAGATTGCCGCTGCCTTCACCGCTGACAAATTGGGCTTCGATGACTTGATCAAAACCATATCAGAGGGAGGAGAACTGACGCGAGGCCAACAGCTTCTTGGAGGGGCAGCGTTTGGAGTCGCCATCGGTGGAGCCGTGGGCGGTGGAGGGTTGGGTAGCCAGATTGGTGGAGGGATCGGAGGAGCCGCTGGCTTCGCAATTGGAGGGCCGGTCGGAGGAGCCATTGGTGGAGCTATCGGTGGCGCCATTGGAGGCCTGTTCGGTGGAGGCGGTGAGGAGAGGGAGGCGCAAGAAGCCTTTGCCCTGACGGTGGACAAATTCATCCAGTCGTTCAAGAATCTGTCGAGTGGGATCGCAGACCCTGCGGATGCTGTAAGAGGACAGCTGCTTGAGATGGTGGAGGGCTTTGAAGAAGCATTCGACAAGTCTGTCATCTTTACCCAGGAACAGGCTGACATAATCAACAACAGCCCATTCCTCCGGGGCAAGTTTGATCGTGACGTCTTCATCAATGCCGAGACTGATCTGGATCAATTTGTGGCGGGCCTCCGGGAGGCTCAGTCTGCGTTCAAGGATAACTCAAAAGAGTTCCGGGAATTGGAGAGCGTCATCCAAGCATCGACCCTGGCCATCAGAGAGTTCCGGAGACAGCAGCGGGAACTGTCCAAGGACTTCAATGCTGACTTGGCGTCACGTGAGGCTTCGCTCCGTGGGGATGACGCGGCTGCTCTCTCCGCACAACTTACCAGACAGCAAGAAAAGGAGCTTCAGGCGGCAAGAGCGTTGGTGGATCAAGGGGTCATTACAGAGAATGAATTTAGCCGGTTGGCTCGGGTGCTCGATCAGGAATTGGCCAACGCCATAATGAATGTGGACGGCTCAGTGGATCAACTCCTCGGGACTCTGATGGACTTCCAAGATGAGCTTACATTCGGATCCAATACAGCCGTGGCTCCGGTCCAGCAACTCGATGTGGCGCGTAGACAATTTGAGGATGCTCGGAGAGCCGCACTGGCCGGTGACGCTGCCGCTCAAGCTCAGCTTCCAGAGTTGGGCCGGAGGTTGCTGGAAGTCTCCCGTCAAGTTAATGCTTCCGGCTCTGGCTTCCAACGTGACTTCTCTGTGGTCTCCGCAACGGTCGATGAGGTTGTGGCTCAGTTTGGTGAAGCGATGACCGTTGAGGAGAGAGGGGTCAAGGCTCAAGAGTCGAGCCTCCAGAAGATCACTGAGGCTCTTGCGGAGACCCAGGAGACAAACAGGATCCTCCGGGAGGGCTTTGGACAGGAGGAGATAAATTCTGCCGCTGGGGTTGCGGCCACCGAGGGCCTGACCGATGAAGTGGCTCGTGGTGGGGAGGTTCTTGTCTGATGGCGGGCCTTCTCCCCTTCCATTCCTACGACATCTGGCACTTCGATGCGTCGTCAGGATTCATTGACCATACAAATGACGATCTTGCTCTTGTCTTCAGCAATAGAACGCCCATCGAGTCAGCGGATGTAGATCATGGCGATGTTCAGGAGATTGGCTTTGGCTTTGGATACGATGGCCCAATATCCATTGATCAATTTGAGTCACTCGCAGGACCGATCTATACACTCCACGGTGGTACTGATATTGTAGTTGTCGCCAAGGGAGGAACCATAGGCCCATTCGCGCATCTGATCCTTCAGAATAATGACCTGGTGTTTGGCCTGGAAGAGAGGCTGCTTTGCTATTGGTCCTTGGGAGAGACAATCAATATTCTCGATGGTGGGTCGTTTGAGATTCTTTGGCAAGGATTCCCCGCAGGTGCTCCTTTCAATCCTGCCACATTGAGTATATTCTGATGGCTCTCTTCAGAAGATTTGACGTTTGGACTACGGACTCGATGCGTGATAAAGTCAACAATCATAGCGACCATGACTTCCATATTTATCTCAGCAATCAATTCATTGGCTCAGGGGATCGGAGCACTGACGAACTCAAGGCCGACATTCCTGAAATTGCATTCGGGAATGGCTATTCTGGATCCATTGATACGCAGAATACCTTTTCCAATGTGGGGAAGGTCTACACGATGTTTGGTGAGTCGATTTTGCTCACTGCGGCCGGAGGGGACATCGGTCCATGGCGGAACATCTTGCTCTTCAATTTTGAGACAGCCGTCAAGGTGGATCCTTTGGTCTGCCATTGGGACCATGGAGACCATATCACAATCCCTGATGGAACTACTCATGAGATCCTATTCAACGGAGCGGCAGTTGGACAGGACGGAGCCATGTTGGAGATCAAAAGCATAGTATGATTCAGCCTCATGAATTGTCGGTGATTCCGAATGCCCCAAGGCCCTGCTGCCGGCTGAAGAGAAACATCACAAGGATGCCCACGGGCCAACGCGAGTTCCGTGTGTACATTTGCCGGGTATGCGATGCTGCCCATACCAAGGTCGTTTTGGAAACTGGTAAGATAGGGGTGAGCTGATGGGGATCGCATACCAGCAAGAGGATACCGCCACACTCACCGGAGAGGTGGCTGCGTGTAACTCGATCCCTGGCGGCAACTCATCCTTGTCCCAAAACTATCGAGCCGTGTTTGGCGGCACTCCTGGAGTCGGACTCGATGTGATGGGGAATGGCTCGACCTTCCAGGATCAGCGGTGCCTCTATTTTGAAATTGTTCCTGCCAATGACGTTATCTGGACTGCCGGCAACTGGGCGATTCGCGTCAATTCCGTGAATGGAAATGCGGGACTGAAATGGGAGAGCACCCAGATCTGTCGGCTGGACAATACGGGAGCCAACCAGCAGCTAATGGGCATCACGCAATTGGGAGGCTCCCCAATCCTGATGTCCTCTGGCGTCAAGACCATGATCGTGAATACCGTCGCTGTGCCCTCTCCGGGTGGAGCAGATCGAGTCTACATAATTTGTACGATGTCATCCACGGGTCTCTCCTCCGATGACATTGATATGACTCCCAACCAATTGATCACGAGTCCATTCGGATCCCGGACAGATTTGAGTGCCGGGAGGATAGTCCTGGGAGGCCTGAGTCTCACCGCTGAATTGTTTGCGAGAGAGCGGCCACCGAGACCGGCAGGAGTCGATGTGCTTGACGTTGAGATTCCAGAATGACTAGGCGCACAAAGGGTGAGACCATTTGGCTAGTGGTCGTGGAAGCCTATGACACCATTGCCGGCGTTGACAAGACCTTGAGATTTTCAAACGTGGCGTTGGTATCGACTCCTGATGATAAGCCGGCAAATGAATTCTTTGATCCACGAGTCGTCAACCCTTGCCGGATCCGGAGGAGCATCACCTCACCAGGCCGGACCTTTGGGCCAAGCGAAGTGGGCTTTGGTGACCTGGTCTTGACCAATGAAGATGGGGGCTTGGACTTCCTCTCTGACTTCTCATTCGATGGCCGGAGGATCACTCAGTATCGAGGTGAGACTGGACAGGGAGGGAGGTTTGCCAAGAGGCTCGTTGCCACGATGGATCAGGTTGCTCTGACTCGCACCAAGTTTACCATCAAGATCAAGGATCGCCAAACAGAAGTTGATCTGAATTTCCAAGACACTAAGTACACCGGCATGAATAGCCTTCCTGATGGTTTGGAGGGGGTGTCTGATCTCCAAGGAAAGCCCAAGCCACTTCTCCTTGGTCGTGTGAAGAATATCTCCGTTCCAATAGTCAATACCTCCAAGCTCATCTACCAAGTCAATGATGGGGAATTTGAGAGCTTGGATGAAGTCTATGATGCTGGGATACCTCTCTCCAGGACGCCCAACCTCTGGCAACAGGAGACCTCCGGAGTCGCCACGACAATCGGGCAGGGGACCTTTGGTGGCGTAGGTGTTCTTGGGCCTCTTGGCGGAGGAATATATGTCGTTGTCGGGGAGGCCGGGGTGATCCTGACTTCCGATGATGGCGGGTCCACTTGGACTTCTCGGGTCAGCGGATTTGGTGGAGGTGATGATATCAAGAACGTTGCCTACAGTCCTGATACTGGATTGTTCGTGGCGGTGGGACAGAGCAATACCATCTCGACCTCTCCGGATGGAATCACATGGACAGTCCGGACAAGCGCATTCACCATCGGCTCCGAGATTTTTGGAATTGTATTTGGATCAGGAATTTGGGTGGCGGTCGGATCTGTCAACCAAGTCCAGACTTCCTCCGATGGAGTTACATGGGTCCTTCAGACTGCCTCAGGTCCGTTGACATCCAATCTGTTCGAGGTAGTGTTTGGGAGGAACCTGTTTGCCTTCATCAGGGGAAGCGGCAGCGACAGCTTCAAGATTGCTACTTCACCAAATGGGATCTCATGGACAGAACGGGAGGCTGGGCTGGAAGATTCCATCCAGCTGATCTCGTTGGGGTTTGGTAATGGCCAATTCATCGCTGCCGGGAGGGACACTGGCGGAGGTACTGACCAGGTCATCATCACCACCTCTCCGGATGGGGTCACTTGGACTCCCCAATTGTCCATAGCCACAGAATCCTTTGGGCTTGATTACTCTGACGTCATGGGAAGATGGATCATGGCGGCAGGGAACATTCCTGGATCTGAGAATGGCGTCCTATCTTCAATGAGTGGACGGGAGGGATCTTGGGAGATCCACGATGCTGGCTTTGGGTCGAGTCGAGTTGAGGGCGTGGTTGTCCCTGTGGGAAGCAGACAGCCGGTCCTCACTTGCGGCTTTGACGGAAAGATCGCCAGCGTGGTCGGTGCCGATGATCTTCCATACACGACTGAGGCCCAGATGTTGCTTGACTCGAACATCCCTGCTCCTGGGACATATCGACACTTCTTGGGCGGTGGATATTTCCGGCTTGGGTCTCCTCCCTTTGGACAGATAACTTGCGATGCTACGCAAGGAGCTACTGTGGCAGATAGGACGGCTGCGGCACTGTTCACAAATGTCGTGACAAGGGGTGATCTTCTGACGGAGTTTGACATCGACCAGCAGGACTTGATCAAGCTGGATTCCGCAATCCCTGATGAACTCGGATTCTGGACAGGGTCCTCGGAGTTGATGAAGTCTCAGATCCTGAATTTGCTAGCAGAGAGCGTTGGAGGTTGGTGGGGAATTGATGCCTTGGGGATCTTCAGAATCCAACAGCTTCTCAATCCTGATATCATACCCATCGTCCAAGACTTCACTCCCAACGATATGGTTCGTGGTGGCTACCTTCAGAGAGTCCTGACCAAGGATCCGGGGAGAGGCATACCGCCATGGCAATTCAAGGTCCGATACTGCCGCAACTATACCGTCCAGACCGGCGCTGATCTTGCCGGCTCCGTGTCCGATGTTCGGAGGGCAGACCTCTCCGTGAGTCACTTTGAAGCCATCGTGAACAACACCAATCTTCAAATTGATCATCTCCTGACTCGGCAGCAGATCTTCACGATACTCCAACTGAACTTGGGCGATGCTCAGGAAGCAGTAGAAAGGTTCCAAGCCTTGCGAGGAGTCAAGCGTGACCAGTACTCATTTTCGATCCCCTATCGCAGTGCGGTCGAGTCGCTAGACTTAGGGGCCGGTGTGAATGTTACGCACCCTCGATTCATGCTTGAGGAGGGAAAGAATTTCATCGTGATTGGATTTGATCCTGATCCGAAAAAAGATATCATCAAACTGAATGTGTGGGGCTGACCAATGTCGAATATGCTCTTTGCTTTTCCAAACCTTGCGGATGATGCGGTCCTGAGCAATGGCCGCTATCTGTCAACCCTTCCCCACAGGAATGTTCAGGATGATCGGCTGGACAAGGTAGCTCGATCCATCACCACGGCTCTCGCAGATTCCATAAGTGACTTTGATCTCGGGACCTCACGGGTGATCAGGATTGTCTCAGTCCTCGCTCACAACCTCTCGATCTCCGCCACCATCCGGATCCGGGGAGGAGAGGACCCGACATTCGCGGTGTTCAATTATGACTCTGGATTCTTGGATGCGTACCCTCAGATATATCCCCCAGGAGTCTTGGCTTGGGGGGATGCTGGCCTGTGGGACGGGAAGGCCGGACAGGGCGAGCTAGATGGTGGGTACCCAATCGAGTTCCATCACCTCGTGTCCCCAATCAACAAGGGACGATATTGGAGGGTCGAGGTCAGTGACGTTTCCAATCCTCTCGGAGTCATCGATGTCGGCAAGATCGTGATCAGCCCTGGGTACCAACCATCCATCAATATGATCCAGGGAATCACTCTTGGATATGAGACAACCTCCACCGCGACAGAGACGGATGGCCAGACTCGGTTCCATAACGCAAGGGTCCGGAGACGGAAGGTTGACTTCAGCTTCAATGACATCCCTGGTGATGAAGGGTTTGTCAAGCAATTCGACATCCCCAGAGATCGAGGAACCAGCGAGCCCTTCCTGTTCATCTACGACCCTGCTGATACATTCCATCTTCATCGCCGCAGCATCTGGGGAACCTTGAGGCGTCTCAGCCCCCTTGGGGTTCCATTTGCTACCAGAACCACATCTGCCTATTCCTTCGTGGAGGAGTTGTAAAATGTCGGTCATCCTGAATGGCAACACGTATACCCTTGAGGACTTTGTTGGGCCTGATGGGAGGGGATACACCAACATCAATCCCGACACGGGGCTCCCGTTTTTCCCAGACTCGATCTTCAGTGACATGTTGGAGGAGATTGACCAATCCCTCAACTCATATGACATTGGCGCATTCTTCTATCGGCAGCTAATTGGAGAGGATGTAGCAGGGGTCATGTTTGGGACGATGATCGTTCGCAACGTGACCTTCGCAGATGACTTCGCAGGGTCCTTTTCTGAGGCCCAGACGGGAGCGCTGAATGAAAGGATCTTCAACATCCAGAAGAATGATATCACAGTTGGGACTTTGACGTATCCTAGTGGCGGCCAAACGAATGGAGTCTTGGCGACCAGCGGTGGCTCCGTACAATTCCTGGTGGGAGACAAGTTGACCATAGTCTCTCCCGGAGGAGACAGCAACTTGGACGCCATCTCGCTCACACTCAAAGGATAGTCTCTTGGGATACCAGCCCCCATTCACTAGCAGGTCTCTGGCGCCAGTAGCCAACCTGACGGGAGAGTATGCCGTCAACATCAAGACGGAGCCGCTGAGCTACATCCTCCCGGACAACTTCAATCCTGATGGTTGGGCGATGACCTTTTGGTTCGTCCCGGATTGGGACAACACCGATGGTCTCCGTCACATCATCGCCCAAATCCGTCTCAATGATGACAATGTCGTAACCATCGAGAAGGATGCCGCCGGTGATCTGATAATGACCTATGTGGCCGTTGCCCAGATCACGGTGATGACCAGGACTGTTGCCTTCTCCGCTGGGACTCCGGTATTTGTTGGAGTAGCAACTGATGGACTCCACGCAGCCGCCCCTTCATTCAATCGGAAGTATACCACCATAGCAGCAGATCAAAATGGCGATGGTGATCTTGAGTATATCTTCAAGGGCCCATTCGGATTCCCGCCAAATATCAATCGGCTTGCTGCCGGAACCTACACCCTCCATGTGGGGGCAGATTTTGAGTTCACCCACCCCCTTGATGGGGCTGTCTCTATCCAGATTACAAACACTGAAGATAACACCCCCATCTTTGACAGATACAATGGGGGAGATGGGTTGGCGTTGGTGGGCAATGATAGCTGGATAGGACGGTGGTGTGAGTATGTCGTGATCTCCGTCTCCGCAGAAGCCAACGGGAATGTCCGGGCTGATACTCGGGAGGGAGCCCTGGACCTAATGGATGTGGAGGATGATGGCACCGGGAAGCTGGAGTTTGCCACCGGAGATCATGACTGGGTTGAGTTTGGAGACACAAAAATTTTCGATGGCCTGGCGTCAGGAACATGGTTCTTTGATTTCAATAACGGCCAGACCTCCGCAGGGCATCTACTGGCGGGCCGGTTCCGTCTGGCCGGGAACAATAACCGGCAATGGATTGCCTCGTTTGCTGGACAGGGAGAATTGGAATTTCAGATCAACCATGATCCCTCTCCCGGAGGAGAGAATGGGAATGCTCACAGTATCCAAAGATATGGTCGGCTGAATCAAAGGATGGCTTGGATCGTTACCTATGATGGATCCCAGCCGGATGATTTTGGTCCCACTGGAAAAGTCCATTATTATTGGGCATACTTTTCATCTGAGGGAGCACTTGGTCTCAATACCGGAGAGTTCAATCCTACGCAGGTTTGGACGCCATTTGAAGAGGTCCCAGAATCCCAGCTTCAGAATACCGGCACTGGCCCATTCCCCACTACATTCAAATCTGCCATCGGCGCAACCAACTACCGGTGGTCATCTTTTGATGATCAGCAGGGCAGCAGTCCTTTCCGTGGGGGCCTAAATGATATGAGATTCAATCTCGACCGGGCACTCACCACTGCTGAGATCCTAGCAATGAGCCCTGGTGAGTTTGTCCGTAGCCAATGGACCCATCGATGGGGCATGAAGCTCAATGCTGCCGGAGAGGTTGGGGAGGATTTTGGATCAGGGCTCGATGGTACTCTGGAGAGCGTCTCAGGAGATGGGCCTGATGAGGTGAGCGATGGAAGTTTCCGTCACGGTCAATTCCCTGAGGCGATTGAGGAGGGTGTCTATGCCTTCGATGGGATAGATGATCTCATCCTCACATCGGATCCAGGAGACGCTGCCGACATTGAATTGAATCGGCTCTCCCTCCCTGGCGACAGTAGCGTGTCTGGAGGCAATCGAGCCGAGACGCCTGACAATGTTGCCATGGATGTTCTGACCGGTGACCTCGATCTGAGGGTGGACATTCGCAGGGACAGTTACACGGATGGCCCGACTCAGTTTAGCCAGCAGACAATACTCACAAAAACCAATGGCTTCCCAGACAGGGTTTTTGATTGGGCCTTCTCAAGCTTTGGGACTTTCGTTCTCACCGTGTATCGAGACGATGGACAAGGGTTTGGATTTGCTATTCCTGAGTTCATGCCTTTCTTCTTGGCTGGGAGGCGTCTCTGGATCCGTTGTACTTGTATCCTCGATGATGGCTCTGGGAATCGAGTGGCTTCATTCTACTACTCAGAGACATGGGATGGAGTGTCGGCGGATGATGGGGAGACTTGGATTCTAGTTGGAACTGATACCGATGCTGGAGTGATCTCGCCAGCGCTGAATACCGGATCCGATATGGAGCTTGGCTCTTCCAGCTTCAACCAATTCTCCCGGCTCCGTGCGGATGTCTTCCGGGCCCAAGTCAGAGATGGCATTGAGGGAACGATTGTTTGGGATCCGGACTTTGAAGCAGAGGCTCCCGGAACCACAAGCTTCACGGAGGATGCGAATGGGTTGACCGTCGATATAATCCAGAACATACCAGGGACCAATACCTTTGCTGAGATCACGAATGGTCTTCAGCGGGCATCTTGGGGATGGTGGGGCCGGATTGGTAGTGTGGATGTCGGACCACTGGACACCATCTTTGGAAGATACGATGCCGCTGATAACCAATTCCGGATTGCTCGGAATGGACCTGACATTCGGGTTGAGATTTCCAGTGGCGGAACTGATCAAGCCAACTATGTTGATTTCGCCCTGGGGATGGAGGCCGGACAGAAGTGGAAGTTCATCGTGGTCTATGTCGGATCTGGTCCCTATGCCTATACCCAAAATGAGCCTCCAAAAGGAATCCGGGTCACCCTGTATGCCTACCTCTTTGATGAGGCCACCGGCCAATATGGGTCCCGCCAGACTCCCACAGGAGTAGTCACCGGACTCCTCCCGCAAACTTTGGTTCCATCGGCTCTGGGATATGTATGGGCCAATTCATCTTTCGTGGGAGAGGTTGATGAAACTCGGGTCTGGAATGATGTAGAGCTTACTGCTATCCAAGCAGATCAAGAAACGGTCTACCAGGGAACATGAGATCATGACGATCCCCCCAAGCAATAGTTGGAAGTTTGGCGCAGCGAGAGATGTGGATCCAGCCGATGCTCCAAACGTCATCATTCCCCCACCGCCTCCCCCACCGCCACCCACGCTCGTGTCAGGTGACCTGATTGATTTGGGAGGTGGGGAGTTTGCGGGCGCAACCAACTTCTCAGAGTTCTCAGTGGCCGGAGGCATCCCCTCCGGGATCACGCAATTTGGTATCGGCTCGACCTCTCCCGACACCCATGCGATTGCCAATGACTCGATTGAGGGCAACTACTTCTCAATGGACGGGCAGACCGCTGCTGCTCAGGCTTTTGGATATGGCTATGATGCCTTTGACAATGTCTTCCTACACGGTGAGATTCTCGTCAGGATCCGCACTGCCTGGGATCTTACAAATTCTTTCCGGCGAAGCATTGGAGGAGCCGCAAGGATTTCAGGGCTGGTGGGTCGGCCTGATGAAGGACCTGACCCAGACTTCACATGCTTCGTTCAATCACTTCAACTCAACAGCCCCACCTTCACCGATGCTGGACTCTACAATCTCAATGGTAGCGGATCCGTCCCATCTTCTGGCGCCGTCCAAGAGATTTACCAGGTAGGACAATGGATGTGGCTTCGGGTGCGAGTATCCCAGAGCATCCCTGACCCTTCCGAGGATAATTGGATCATCACCGCATGGTATGGGAGTCAAGTGGATGCTCTCGATGCTAGTGGACAACCTGGTCCAGATTCCGTGAACAATGATCGGTTCCGGAGCGCTACTGGAACCGATGCCCTTGGATGGGGTACAGCAGACTTCGCTGATGGGGCTGAGCAGCGCATCTCATACTTGTCCTTCTCGACTGACCCAACTGTGACTCCCCCACCTCTCCCTGCTACCGTAATTGGAGGACCCTGATGGTTCAAGTGATTGATGCTCTCAAGGGAGATTTGGATGCGGTTGTCGTTGGGGCAACCGAGGCTGCTGACCTAAGACAGCCTGTGGGATATGCACGGGATGGCGCTGGGGAGATCGAGCGGTGCTTGGGATCCCATCTGGCCTTGGATGGTCAAGTTGGATCCTTTGCGAGTATCGACAGCACCAGTCTCCTCGACATCTCTGACTCCCAATGGGAGGTGTGGTTCGATATTGCCCCCAGAAGATGGGATGGAGGGACCATTGGGGAGACTTACTTTGGGAGATGGGCAGATGATACTAGCCAAAGATCCTGGCGGATCCATGTTGGGGGAGGTGGGGGAGGTGGAAGCCTTTTCCATGAGTGGAGCAGCACTGGCGCTAACTCAGCCAATGTCGCTGCTGCGCCTCAGCTATTCTCCCTCACCAATGATAGGATCCGGATGAAGTTCAGGATCATGTTTGATGTGAGTACTATCAACCTCACGGACAATCGTGTCTTCCGTAGATATGCTGACACCGATCCTTGGTTCAATATGCAAAAGCACTTCCAAACAGGAGGCGTCCCACTCTTCAATGGTACTGCTGATTTCAGGATTGGAGATCACGGACCAGGACCTGTAGCCAATCCTATGTTGGGCCAGTTCTTCTCACTCAGGATTTGGGATGGCTGGAGGGAGAGGGGAGGCGTGGAGATCGTGAACATCGACTTCACCAAACTCACTCCTGGGGTCACCTCTTTTGAGGAAGATGCTCAAGGCTTGACGGTCAACCTGAATGGGGGCACCGAGATCAAAGCCATAGGGTCCCAGTTTGGAGACTTCCGCTACAGGCTCAGGAACGTTGGAAGCCATCACCCTATCGTCCTCAAGACTGACGCCAATATTGAGTTGCTCCGAGGAAGGCTCAATGTCGCCAAGTCCTTGTCTCGGGGAGTGGCAGAATCCTCCGGGGTCAGCCGGATTGATCCTGAGTGGGATTCTGATTTGAGGGTTCCGATCCTCAAGTCCCAGAGTGCCGAGGAATACAACACGGCCCTCCGCAATGCCACGGGATCGGCTGGACTCATGCAATTGGAGTCCCAGATTTTTTCAGAAGCATACTTTGACGAATTGAGGCTGTTGGTGTTGGAGAGAGTCATTCCCATCAGGGAAAGAACCATTCGCATCTAAGGGGAGGAAACCAAATGCACTATGACGTGAAGTTTGGCAATACCGTCGTGATGACGGTGGACAATATCGACTCTGCTACAAACCTTGCGGCAGCGCTTGGTGAGGCAGCGGTCGATGGCTTCCAGGTCGAGGGCCTGAGCGCATCGGTCGAGGAGTGTGATAGAGGCTCTGGTGTGGCTATCGAGGCCCCGGAGGACCCTTCAGATGATGAAGTCTATTACGCACTGAATGCGGACGATGCAAAGGCCTGGATTCGCCAGCACGAGGATACCGATGACGTGGAGTCGCTGATGCTGGTTGAGCGGTCCCACCCTCGATTCGATGGAGGCCGGAGCGGAGTGTTGGACGATGCCGAAGCATACCTTGAGGAGCTTTCTGACGGAGAGTGATCTATGGCGCTTCTGGAGAACGTCTCTTGGCCAAAGGCTGCTCTGTTTGGAGGCGTTGTAATAATTGTCTTGTTGATCTTCAACCCTCCGGTTGCGGAGAGGATCCTCACGGCAATCACGGACCTGGCTCGGATCTTATCAAACGCCGTTGGCAACCTTGGAGGTTGATGTGAAATATCTGCTGGCTATGATCTTGCTTGTCGCTCCACTATCGGCTCAGGATATTCCAATCCCAGTTCCTGATCAGACCATCCGCGTGGAGGCTCCTCCGGCCCAAGTGGAAGTGATGGTGGAGATCAATGTGGATAGCTTGGCTGCTTCTCTTGCCGCTGCCTTCGCTGAGGGAGCAGAACGGGCCACTGCTTCTTTGGCCGCTGCCATCGCTGAGCAGTCCCCAACCCAACAGGGACCGGGAGCCGCTGAGCGAACCGTGCGCAATGTCATCTGGGTAGTCCTCGGGATCATTGCCGTCAAGAAGCTCCACGACATAGCGACTCGACCTCCCAACGTGACGAATGTGGAGGTGATCAACGAGGGAGACAACGTCACCGTCAACGTGCCAGATCATGAGCCTCATGACCATCGCCGCAAAAAGGATCACCATGATGGCTAGGCTATTGGAAGACCTCAACATTTTGGTTGCCATTCTTGGGATCGTGGTTTGGGCCGTCACGGTTGCGGTGGCTTGGGTGAAGCTTCAATCGGCTGTGGCTTTGATCGACCAGAAGTTGGCGGGCAATATCACGAGCAATACTGAAAGCATCCATGATCTGAAGGAGACCTTTCAACAGGCCCATGAGGATACTCGGGAATGGCTGAAGTCTCTCCAGACTGGCTACCAAGAGCATGACGGGGATATCAAAGTCCTCAAGGATCGGATCAAGAGATGATTACCAAATTCCATGCCCAAGGTGGCCGGACCTATGCGGTGGCTGCATCCGCCATTCTGTCCACGACCTTCTTGACCTTGGTCTACATCATCGTCATCGCCATTGCGGTTCCTCGTGGAGATCTCACGCCTGAGTTCTTCACATGGCTCTCGATACCCATTGCTGGGAT